CTATTCTTTTCATAATGTTTCTCTTTATTAATGGTTAATGCTAGCAGTTCATCCGCTAACTACCAACCATCATTCACACAATCGGCGACAACTCAAGATTTATTTTCAACTATTTTTCAAGATCAAGTGACGATCCCGGCGTCACAATACCATCACCCTCATAAGAGACAGAGAGACAGCCCATACCAAACAACACAATTCCCTTATCCCTACTAATCCAGTAAAGTATCAACGTATCATCATAACTTGATGCTTGAATACCCGAATAGAATGCATACCCCCACCCAAAAACAAACTTTGATCCATGCGCATGCAGAGTTTGAGTCATCAAACTAGCCTGCTACTGAGTTTCAGTCTCTACTAGCACACCACCGGGGGGCGGGGGCCAGCACACGCAACCGCTCTCTTGTATAGTATATATAAACCCGCCTCTCAAAAATTATTTTTCCATACGAAACCCCTTATAGGGACTAAGAGTATATAGGTATATATTACGGGTGTAAATATTACACCCAATGGTCTTATTTCAACGACTTACGTAATTAGTATGTGGGGTTGACAGGGCGTGATGTGTGGTGCAATATGTATGGATTATGGTATCTAGGATCAATGAGGTGGAGTGGAGGTATAACAACGAGTGGGACTGGGAGGAGTCTATGCCTATTTGGGAGGATAGTGGGCTAAGTGTGGCGGCGAAGGGGGTTTGGGCGTATATGAGGTCTAGGCCGCATGGATGGGATTTTAGTGCGGAGCGCATAGGTCGGGCCTTGGGGTTGTCAAAGAAGACGGCATTGAAGTATATGAAGGAACTGGAGGAGTCTGGTTATTTGTATGGTAGGAGGGTTAAAAACCGAAGAATGGAGTATTCGTTGTCTTCTAAGCCTCACGAGGTGGCGTTTACTGTTAAGATAGAGAGGGGGCATTTTCCGAAGCCGAAGAATCAGGAGTATGTGGAGGCTAAGGCTCGGAATCATAAGCCGACGTTGAAGCAAGCGGTGGAGTATGTGTCGGTGGCGTATAGTGCGTATGGGCATATACAGCCTTCGGTAATTGAGGATATGCTGACGTTACGTGCCAAGTGGGGGAGTTATGGAGATTTGAATGGTTGGATGGTGGCGAATCGTGACTTAATTGCTTCGTATTTTGGTTTACCGGACGAGGCGGCTGGTGTCTTTTAGGTATCTAGAATTATGGGGGGTTGACACGTAGGGAAATCGTGGTAGCATGGGGCTTTATTGAAACAAAGTTTATTAGCCTAAAGCATGGACGAGGACATATTACAAAAGATTCGTGAGATCCTGGGGGAGCATTGCCCGGCTTGGGCGGTTGTGGCTGAGGATGCTGAGGGGAACTTTTGGAGTGATTACTCTACACCAGTTGTGGGGAGGGCTTTGCACGACCATGCGTCCAATGAGCTAAGTAAGCAGTTGGATTGGGACGATGCGGAGGTTGATTGGTCTGAAGAAACGGAAATTGAAGACGGAGACGAATGGAAGAACGGATAACTGCTAATATTTTCGACATTAGTTCAATATACGGGCACAATTACTAAGAACTTAACAATTATGTTCAACGACACGCATGAGTAGCGATAACACAGAAATCCAAGCCCTCACGGACGACATAGCAGCTAAGGTTCGTGAATATGTCTGCAACAGGCCGGAGGGGCGAGGACGACCTACGTTCCCCGTTGCCCATCCAGAGAAGGCCGTAGAAGCCCTGACGTTGCTCTCTACGGGGCAAAGCATCAAGAAGGTGTATGAGCTTACAGGGGCGACTACAACGACTGTAGCGAGGCTTAAAAGCGACTTTGCTGACTACCTACAGGATTGGAAAGCGGTTGGTGGGCAGGTTAGTGGTGGATTGTATTTTGAAGCGTCTGAATACGTCTCTGACTTGTTTGAGGACTTGCGGAAGGCTAGGGAGCGTGGAGACTGGGATGCGGTTAAGGCGTTGTCGTCTGCTTTGGCTTCGACGAATAAGGTGGTTGAGGTGGCGAACAGGCACGCTATGAACGCCAGGGGCGAGGCGACGCAGCACATTAAGGTGGACAAGACGGCTACAGTTGAGGACGTTAAAAAGGCGGCTGACGAGGCGTTGAAGTTGATACAGGAGGCGGAGGTTATAGAGAATGAAGCATGAAACTATATTTCAACTGCCACATGGGGATGTCGTGGTTTCGGAAGACTTGCGGAGCCGAATCCTGAAGATGGATACTGGAAGTGATGAATATCAAGGGTTGGTCAACCGACTGGATTACATACTCACTTTATCGCTTCGTGAGACCGGCGAAAGGAAAACAATTTATATCAAATGAGTCTTAGCTTTAGCCCACACCCAATCTTGGTTACCCCTACGCCAGAGCAGATTGTTGCTTTGTCGAAGACACCAGAGGGGGCAAATGCCCTCATTGAATGGCACAAGAAGCATGAGAGCGCGATTAAGGCGGCTGAGGAAGATCCCGTATACAAGGGTTTTCCACTAGACCAGCAGAAGTTAGTTGAAGATACGTTGTATAAGCCAGAGATTGACGAGGTGTGGGTGCTAGGCGGGAACAGGTGTCTTGGTGGAAAGCAGCAAATATATCTGTCGTGCAAGGAACGCCTAGTAAACGTAGAAGATATTGACCACGATTTTAGGGTTCTTTCTTATGACGAGCGAACTGGTCAAGAAGTTGAGAAAAACGCTTCTCGTCCATTTCGCAAACCGAATCAAGACATATATCTAATTCAGACAAGTGACGGTCAACGTCTTGAAGTTTCGCTAAACCACCGAGTCCTTGCAAATTCCCAATGGCATTCTGTAAGCGAGTTATCCGAGACTGTTTTTCCCGACGCTTACTTGACCAAGACGGAAAGCGACGATTTTTCAGACCTTCCCTTATCCGACGGAGACCATCTTCTGTCCATTTTGGACATTTCCCTTTTAGCGTCTCTGCAAGGTGTTCGGCGTTTGTGGAATACAATTCGAGATTCTCAATCCGGTTGTCGTCTTTTTTACCGTTGCGGTGATGGACAACTTCATCGCGTGTTAGGTATCGGCCAAGGTGTTCCTCCATCACTAGACGATGCTCTAGAACGTATTTTTTCGTGCGGTGAGTCGTTGGATGATCGGGGCTATAAACTTGCACATACCCGTCTTTATTTACTATGCGACCGCCCTTCCACTCTGGATGACCTTCGCCGCTTCTGGGACCAGTCCTCTGACATCTTATCCCGTGCTTCTTGCAAACCTTGTAGATCAGTTTCGCAGTCACGCGAGGATCAAGCACATTGCAAAGATGATCTGCAATCCACTGTTGAGTCTTCCCATCAACTTCAATCCACTCGCGGATTTGATCAACGGGGTATTCGATTTTATTATGTATCGGCATATGATGGTAAGGTAAAATACTTTTGCCCAGTTGTCAAGTCTGATTACCTCCGAAACGATGTTGTGTGGGACTTTGAGGTTGAGGACACACACAACTATTTTATTGGAAACATCGTCAATCACAACAGCGGAAAGAGTTTTTCAGCGGCAAGGATGGTAATGCAGGCTTTGCTTGAGAATCCGGGAACGGAAATTACGTGTTGGGCGCAGAACGAGGATGCAAGCATTGAGCGTCAACAGCCTTACCTATGGGAGATGCTGCCAGCAAAATACAAGACCAAGATGAAGGATGAGACATCCAAAATCAATTGGTCGAAAGCAAGCGGATTTACGGCAAAGAAGTTTATCCTGCCCAACGGCTCGGTATGCTATTTCAAATACTACTCTCAGTTCCAAAACGACGATACCATGATTGAGGGTGCGACGTTTGGTGCGCCAGAAAAGGAGTGTGGTTACGTAAACATTGGAACTTGGTGCGATGAATACCTTGGGGATGATACGCTTCTTGGACGTTTGCGTTCTCGTTGCGGTGACTACAATGCCAAGATTCTGTTGACCTTTACGCCAATGCGCGGTTACACGCCAACTGTGGGGAAGATGCTGGATGGTGCGTCTGTCCTTGAAGCCAAAAAAGCCGAGCATCCGGTTTTGGATGGAGAAATGATGCCATTGAGGATGAAGCCAAAAGACAAGCCAGAGGCTTCGGTGATTTTTTACCACTCAGACATGAACCCGTTTTCCAACTGGAAGCGTCTTTTCCGTAACAATGCGAACGAAGACAAGGCGACGGTCAAGAAAGTTCTGTATGGCTATCCAACCAAGAGCATGACGGCAATGTTTAGTTCGTTTAGCCACCACTCGCACGTTTACAATCCGGAAGAAAAGAAATATAACTTTGCCGACAAAAAGAAGTGGACGACTTACCAAGTCATTGACCCTGCCGGAACGAAGTCGTGGTGTAGTATATGGGCGTCTGTCAATGCCGATAAGGACATTCGTGTGTGGGCAGAGTTTCCAGACAGAGCAACGTATGGCGAGTGGGCGGTAGAGGGCAAGGCGGTTGTTAGGCAGGACGACTCTATCCAATGGAAGAAGGGGCCAGCGGCAGAGCATTGTGGTGGATTGTCGCTGCGCGATCTAAAGACGGAGTGGACCAAAATTGAGGACAAGGTTGAAGTTTACGAGCGAATCATTGACGTTCGGTTTTCACACAATCCAAAGCAAACCGCAGAAAGCGGAGACAAGACCCTTGCTGACGAGTTGGCAGAGATTGGGGTGTGGACAGTTCCAAGTGTTGGGGCAACAGAGGAAGTTGGATTGCCTTTAATACAACAAGCCCTAGCTTTGCCAGATAAGTCAAAGCCCTTTGATTACAACACCAACAGGCCACGGCTTATGTTTAGCGAGTCGGTTGGCAACTGTATATTCTCTGTTTTGAATTATTGCAAGAACGGAAAGAAGGACGAAGCACTCAAGGACTTCATTGACCTTTTGCGCTACCTTATGACGGCAGGAGGCGGCAACGGACCAGAACACTATGACGAATCAGCATTTAAACAGGAACGAACAACAGGAGGCTATTGATGAAACCTAAAGAATTGGCAAAAGAATATGGCGTAACAGCCATGCAGGTTGGGAAGCGGCGCAAGTCGTTCTTCCCCGACACCGAGGGCGGCGACCTTACCAAAGAAGAAGTTGCCGTGCTACGTGAATACTACGAGGGGTTGGACGACCTGGAAGAGCGTAAGGCTATGGAGGATGTCGTTAAACCCCGTTACGTTGAGGGGGTAATAACATACACCAAGCCCAATTGTAGGCGCGTAGAGGTGCGTTTACTTCCCAACTACGAGCGTATAATTGCCCTAATGCACACACCACACTGCAAACAATTTTTAATGAAGAAAACCAAATTTGAGGTTATTGAAGATGAACGAGGAAAACACTATCGACACGAATCACTGTCAGGCCGTGCGTGGCAATGTTAATTTAGAGGAGGGTTCGCGCCACGACTCCCTTGCTTGGCTTGCGTGGGAGCAGCTTCAACGCGGAATAGTTCGTGGCTCATCTAAGATGGACACCGAAGAAATAAGTTATTTTACAGGCATGAGTTACGATTCTGTCAAAGAAATACAAAAACAAGGTTTGATTAGATTTACCACATTAGTATAATACCCTTATGCAAGATGCACACCTTGAAGGGCTAACCTATGTCCAGAGTGAGCCGGATATGTTGGCCCTGCGTAGGGCTTACGATGACGACGTAAACGATTCCTCTGGTTTTTTTGACAACTGCGCGGATTCTTGGAATCAACGTCGTAACCTTTGGAACGGCAAAACCCGCGACCAAAAGAAACACGCTTTAGACGCAAAGCCCTGGCGTTTTGCTTCTGACCAAGAGGTTCCCGTCATTGATCCACGCATTAACACCCTTGTGGCGTTGATGATGAACGCCGTGAGGGACGGCAACCTTACAGCACAACCCGTAGGAAGTAACGACGTAGAACGTGCGGCTGCGACTTCCAACTTTATGCGCTGGTGTATCGACGCTTGGGTAGTAGGGTTCTACGACCAAATTGAGTTGACGTTGAACCATATGCTTGAGAAGGGTTATGCTGCTACGTTTGTAGGGTGGGAATCTAAGAAGCGCCAGCACCTTGAGCAGATTGACATTGAGCAAATTGCTGAGACTGCGCCAGAAGTTGCGGAAATGCTCATGGACGTTGACCGCGAGGAAGAGGTTATTGCTATGTTGCAAGAAACCTTTGAAGGTGTTAAAAAGTCTCGTGCGCGTAAGGCTCTTAAACAACTACGTAAAACGGGTGTGGCTGAAATACCTATTGTAGTTGGCGACATCAACCGTCCCTGCATCTGCGCACAAGACCCCGCTTCAGACATTATTATCCCGTCTTATACAATGGACGCAAGCAAGATGCACCGCGCCCACCTGCGCCACTTTATGACGGCACAGGACATTGAGAACATGGTTGCGGCTGACGAAGTGGACAAAAGGTGGGCAAAGGAAGTTATTGAAAACCACATGGGGGTAACACAATCAGAACTTGATGGTCCCTATGCTCAACGGGGTTACTACCACTACAACCGAAACTCTACATTGTTCGACAGCGGCAGCAAGGACGCCGAGGATCTGGTTGAGGTGGTGCGCACGTTCCAACGCTTTATCGACCCCGACGACGGCGCAGAAGGCATTTATCAAACCATTTGGTGTCCTAAGCAGGCAAAAACCGGCACAGATGACTACGGCAGCTTTGAACTGATGAATGGTTGGGACGAAATGCCGATTGCAATTACACCGCTTACACGGGACACCAAACGTATTCTCGACGTTCGCAACGTATCCAACTTACTGAAAGGCAATCAACGCCAAGCCAAGGTTACACGGGACTCATACATTGACCAAATGTCAATTGCCATGAACCCGCCACGCACACACCCTGCTGGACGTCCTGCGGCTCAATGGGGTGCAGGTGCAGACTTTGCTACCCGTCGTGGCGAAGAAAACCTCTACCGGACACTGGATCTTCCCGACACGCGTAGGGATGGTGTAGCACTTGAGGAATACCTGGACTCTGAGGCAGACAGAGTAATGGGACTAAGCTCTAATGACCCTGCCTCAATGACGCGTCAGCAATACTACATTAACCGCGCACTCTATCATGTATCGGAAGTTTGCCGGCTTATTTACAAAAACTATCAGAAGTTTGGCGACGACGAAATACACTTCCGCATCACGGGCGTTCCTGATCCGCAGACGTTCAACAAACTTTACAACGACGAAGAACTGGATGTCCGTATTGCTTACGATGCTCGTATGTCCAACCCCGAGTTTGTAGAAAAGGCTGTGCAAAACTTGATGGCCTTGGCGCAGAACGACCCCGATGGCACATACAACTCCCGAGAAATTAGGACTATCGCCGCATACATGACTGTTCCTCAGTTTGCGCAGCGCATTGTTCAGCCCGAAGGTGAGGCCAGAGAGCAAATTCTGAAGAAGGTGGCGATGGACATTAGTTTCATTGACAGTGGACAAGCGGTAAACGCACAGCCAAACGGCGCACGTGTCGCTCTAGACTACCTTTCTCAGTATGTTCAACAGCAGGACATTATGCTCAAAATGCAACAAGACCCTGCGTTTGCCGAGCGTCTTATGAACTATGCACAGGGCTACGAGTTCCAAATCAGTCAGCAACAGAACGCCACAATTGGACGTATTGGCGCAAGCCCCACACAACTTCAAGGAATCACTAATCAGTAATGGAGCAAGTAAGTTACGAAGACGCACTAGGGTATTTCCGCAAACTTGACCCACATTGGTCAGCAATGATTAAAGGATTACGCGATATGCGCGAGGGCGAACTGGCGAAGGTAAAGCGCAACTTAGACACACCCAACGTCCAGGACAGGGGCTACCTTGATATGCAACTATTTGCCAGAATTACCGCACTTGACGACATTATCTGTGAACTTGAGGCGGTTGAAGAACAGAACGACGATTAGTTAGATTTACCAAATCTGTATAATACAATTACGCGAACCTCATGCGTAGTTGAGTGTTATGACAGAAGCTAAATCAAACGACAACCCCGATGTCGTCCAACAAGTATCGGGTGAAGATCAGTTAGACGTCCAGAACCTTATCACTAAGGCTGCTGGTAACATACTGAACAAATCGTCCAAGGAAGAATCCAAGCCAGAGGAAACCGAAGAGACTGAAACAGTGGAGGACACGGAATCGACCGATAATGTAGGAGATACCGAGGAAGCCAAAACTGAGGAAGTCAACGAGGAAGAGACTAGCGGGGAAGAAACCGAAGACACCGATGTTCTTTCACAGATTGATTTTGACGCACTAAGTGACGACGACAAACAAGAAATTGCCAAAAGAGTAGGCAGCGGTGCAGGTAAAGAAATTGGAAAGTTGCGAAAAGAACTAGCGGAGGCCAAGAAACAATCCGAGGCTCTGCAATCACAACTGGAAGAAGGCTTTGCTCCCGCCGACGACAATCAATACGCAAAAGTAAAAGACGTAGCCAAACTCGACGACACAGAAAAGCAAATAAACCAAGCCCTTGAATACTACCAAGGCCGGGCATTAAGCGGTGATTGGGATGTTAATAATGAAGGAGACGAAGGTATATTTGACGGACAAGGCAAATTCTGGACCAAGGATGCCGTAAAACAAGGTGTTCTTGCTATGCAAAAGCAAACAAGGGATATTGCCCTACAGCGACAACGCATACGTGACTTAGGCGACATTGAACGCTACGAATCAAACGAGTTTGAGAAAACCAAAGAAGAACTCGCATGGCTTCAAGAAGAAGACAGCGAGCAATTCAAGGAGTTCAAGAAGCTTACCGAAGATTCGGAACTAAAGCACCTGGAACGGGTAGCACCGAAATGGGGCAAACGCCTCAAGCGCATTCTGGCGCATTATGTTAATTCGGTTAGCGCACCCAAGCCCACGGGAAAACTAAACCTTCCGCTTAAACAAGCGAAGAAGATTGGTTCTGCAAGTAATGCTGCTTCAGCAAATCCGAACGGCAACAAGAGACGTGGCAAGGCAATGGAAAAAATCAACAGTGGAGACTACGGAGACGACGATTTAGCTGCAATGATGTTCGGTCGCTAATGGCGACTTAATTTAATCCTAACACTATACTATTATGCCAGCATCTAATACATATGATACTACAAATCTCGGTTCGGCTGTTGCCAATACCGAAGATTTGACACGTGGGGCGCACCTTATCTCTCCTGAGAACTCGCCCCTTTATTCGACCCTCGACAAAGAGCAAGCCACAGCCACTTTCCACGAGTGGATTTTGGACGACCTTGCTGCACCAGACGACACTGGTATTATCGAAGGCGCCGACGCCGAGTCCTTTGAGGACGCTTTCGGTGAGCAAGCCCGTGTAGGTAACTACCTCATGACCATTGAGCGCACAGCCAAGGTTACGGACGACCAAGAACTTGTTGATAACGCAGGTGGCGTAAACTTCGCCGGTGCGATTATGAAGAAGCTCAAGGAGTTGAATCGTGACGTTGAAAAGCGTCTTTGCTCAACTACTGCTCGCGACCCTGGTTCCAAGTCCACCGCTCGCCAAGCCGCAGGTTTTGGTGAAATGCTTGGTGGTTCTTCGACTGTGTTCCCGGCTGAATACGAGACTCCTGCTTCCAGCATCAGTTCTTCTGCTGTTTCGGAAAGCGTTGAGGACGGTATCATCCGTTCTATCTTCAACGAGTCTGGTGAGCGTCCGAACCTTCGCCTCTATGGTGACAGTCAGTTCCTTGCCGATCTGAACGCCGCTACAATGCGTCTTAACACCACAGGGACTGACGGAGCCGCACAGCGCGTTGCCGTCAACCTTAATGGTGAAAAGGGTGCGCTGAAGTTCCGCGTTCGCATCTACGAATCGCAGCATGGTGCTGTTGAAGTCTTTGACCTCAACCCGCAATGCACAAGCGACACCGCTAACAACGACACTGCCTTCTACATCAATCCTGCTTACGCTTGCGTTGCCGAGCTTGGTGGTTTGATCCAGAAGGAACTTCCCGATTTGGGTGGTGGTCGTCGTGTTCTGCTTCGCCGTAAGTTCTGCCCTGTGGTTAAAAACCCACGCGCACACGGCTATCGTTCAGCATCCTAAACTACGGAGGTAAAATACTATGAGCATTGCAAATAGCCCACTCAGCATCAACGAAAAGACTGGCGACTTCACACACGTTGCCGTCTTTGACTACACCGACATCCAAGACAACGCTACTGACGCTAACCAAGCAGTAATCGCTACCATCCCTGCTGGTGGTGCGGTTGAACTCTGCTACGTTTACGAAGACGTTGCTTTGGCTGGCACATCCGACATCACTCTTGATGTTGGAACGACTACTGGCGACCCCGACGAGTTCATTGACGCACTTGACGTTGATGGTCTTTCGGCTCCTGCCTACAACACAGGTGATGCGTTCACCACGGCAGAAGGAGAAGCTAATAAGCTGATCCTTGCTGGTGCAACTTCTACCGCTACGGACATTGTTGCCGAGTGGAACGGAACTGTTGCTAACCTTACAGCCGGTCGTGTTATCATTGGCCTTCGGATTCTGAATCCTGGCCGTTTTACTAAGTAAAACTTAACTGGAAGGAGTTGCCCCCTAGTGGGGGCGCTCCAACCTTTTATTATGGGTAAGAAACTTTCACAGGACGAATTGGATCACGGCGCAGAGGTCTATTGGAAAGGCGAGGTTGATAAGGCTTTGCACGAACTAGACCAACGACAGAAGGCCGTTAATAAAGATGCGTATGATACCATGCAGCGTCAAAAAAGTGAAGGTGAAGGCGCACTAGGGCCACTTGTTTGCGAAATGGACGGACGCGAATGGTTGTGGCTTAAGGAGCAATACGGCGACGAAGCCGTGCGCGACCCACAATTTTTAGCGGATTACAAACGACTCCGCGACCAACAATTCCTTCCAAATCTTTCTAAGCGTTGGGTATAAATGAGCTTACGGACACGCACATGGGATCAATTGGTAGATACAGTTTCGGCCTATGCCGGTGTTACGGTATCGGCTAACCCCAAAGACCTTACACGGGTTCAGACCCTTGCCAATCAAGCAGCGCGGGAAGTTCACGAATTTTACCCTTGGCTGGATCGGTGGTTGGTTGTAGCCGAACCACGCACAGTAAGTAGAGGGCAAGTGGAATCCACGGAGGATTCTTTTTACGTTTACGGCGCAGGGACAGATGCAGTAAATGGTTTGTATGTGCGTAATGGAAGCACGGACTCAAAGCCGGCCTACACGTTGTATGACTCAGATGGCACTACGGAACTTTACAATTTGTTTAGCCATGGATCGGGAGTATGGTTACTGACTACAAACTCGATTGGTTCTTCTCCCGACGTAAATTCTCTTTATACAATTACCAGCGACTCAGACACAGTCCCGACGAGTGGTTGGAGTGTGGGAGGGGCTGGCACAAGTCCAGCACCTTTACTTGTAGATGTAGCAGAAATATACTTAATGCTGCATATGGACCGCTACAACATTTACCAAGACCGCGTAAGCCAACCTTTGGAGTTTCATACGTTTGCCGGCAATTACATCATACAGGCGCGTAACATTCCTAAAACTGCTTATTGCACATATCAAAAGCCATTAACAGACGAATACGGCAACGGAACGGGAGGCACAACGTCCAGCATCCCTGAAGAATTATTTAGCTACATGGCTCTATATGCGGCGCGGCAAATGCAAATTGTAAGTCGCCAATCAAACAGTAACCAACTTTACGCTGCGGTAACGGCAAAGCAAGTGCAGGACGCTTTTGAATCTATTGGTATGCGACAGGAATATCAAGGCACTATTGAAAACGTAGCCAAGCGCATTACCACACATTTCACAACTAACACAAACCTCGTATAATCATGGGAACACCGTATAATAATCAACTGGAACAAGGTTTCTTGGGCGGTAACGTAATTGACGACACAACTCAAACTGACGGCAAATTTGGTGGTCTTTTGATTGTGGAGGACGCCGTTATCAACACTTGGACTTGTTCTAACCTTACCAACTCAGCCGACCTTGCAGGGCCAACGCTTCCTGCAGGTATCTACATTCCAGCCAAGTTTACGTCTATTACGCTGACCTCTGGAACAGTCATTGCTTACACCCGCGACCAACACTCGTAAACAGATAGGAGCAAATAATGCCTAAGAAATCAACTAAGAAGAAGGGTCGTTGCTGGTCCGGCTATAAGCCTGTCCGTGGCAAGAAACCATACAGCAAGGGTAGCTGCAAAAAGAAATAAAAGCGAACGATGCCTAAGAAAAAATCAGCAGCAAAGAAATACGCAGACGGCACAACGTATCGTGCAAATGGGAAGACCTACAAGCGCGTGAGTGCCCCTGGAACTAAGCGTGGTGATGCCTTTTGCGCCCGCCTGGAACTAAGCGTGGTGATGCCTTTTGCGCCCGAACTAACAACAAAAGCTACAAGACAGCCAAGGGTAGAGCAAGGCGCAAGGCATGGGGTTGTTCTGGTAGCAAATCAAAAAAGAAGTAAGATACCATGTTTTTTGGTCAAAAGTTAGCTCTGGGGCGAGTTCGTACGTTGTTTAGAGGTCTGCTGGACAAGTTCTCGGGCGCAGCCGCCGCCTACAGCCTACGCAAGCTATCATCCTCTACGACTAATGTTGTGCGGGTGCGCAGAGCAAGCGACAACGACGAGAAGGATTTCACAGCTTCACAGATTGAATCCGGGGAGATGGTAAACTGGGTGACAGAGGGAAGCGCAACGGCAGACGGCTTTGTCGAAACATGGTATGACCAGAGTGGCAACGGCAGGGATGCTACGCAGAGTGTTGCTGGGAATCAGCCGAAGATTGTTGATGCTGGTAGTCTTGTTGCTGGTGGGCTTGATTTTGATGGGGCAAACCACTATCTACTAAAGACTGAGGTTGAATTGATTCAAACCGACGATGTTTTGTCGCTATATACTGTTTCAACAATTGATGATGTATCAACAAGAGGTCGGATTGTCGGGGATAATTATTATAACGTGTATTTTGATGATGTAGTCCAAAAACAAGTTGGCCTTGCTAGTGTTACAGAAGCTTCGGAGAGTTTGTTTTCACTAACTTTAAATGGCGGAATTTCAGGGTTCTATATCAATGGAAATTTAGAAGAATCAAGATCGTCGACCAGTATGAAATCAACTGTTGGCGAGGGAGGTGGAGGTTTTGTAATAGGAGCGGCGGCATGGGGGCTGCCCTTTGATGGTAAAATTAAGGAAATAATCGTCTACAACTCTGACACATCAGGCAACCGCACAGCCATCGAAGGCAACATCAACGCTCACTACGACATCTACGCATAATGAGTATGTATCTAATCTACGCAACCGAACAAGGCGCATGGGATCGCTCCGAGCAGGAGGGGATCGCACAGGGCTTGGCCTACCACACCAAGGGGCAAGGCTCACGTTTTATCACTGCACCGATTGAGACAGCAGAGGGTCAATGGGCATTGCCAGTCGAGGACTACGATCTGGACGAGGTTGAGGCGGCCACAACAGTTCCAACATTTACACCGAAGCCATCTCCACCAGAGGGGGACATCTAACATGGACGAGATATTTATAACTGTTGACGAAGAAGGCGTAGAACGTAGCGAGACTACGACTATGAACGAATATTTAAACTCTCTGCGTGGTGGCAGAGTCAACCCGCTCAAACTGATCGAAGCAACAGCATTTTCTGCAGCACTACAAACCCACGAACAACTGGAAGCCGACGGCTGGTTTCCTTCTGAAAGTATCTAGCCATGTATGAACAAATCGAACCTCACTTCAAAG